GATTATCTGACGCATTTCGCCCAGTACCACGACCAGCTTTCGAACTCGATCCGCACGCAGGTCGACGGGCTGAGCATCGAAGAGTCCCAGCAGTGGCAAGAAGGACAAGTCCAACAGATCGAGGAACTGGCCGCGACCATGACGCGCGAGCCGGATGCGCGCGACGATGCGTTCATGGGCATGATGGCTGAACTGCAGCAGGCCGGGTACCGCGCCGCCGACGCCGAGCAGTACGCCACTGTGCATCTGGCGGCCATGGCCACCCTTGCCGAGCGAAGTGGTAAGACCTTGCAAGACGTGATGCAGCGCTTCCCACTGGAGGTGCGCACCCAGGCACCCGAGGCCATCCAGCGCATCCCCGTCGACGACATGCGCATTGCCATCCGCCGCCTGCGCACCGGCGACATCCCCGAAGCGCGCACTCAGGAAGCAGGTGCAGACCTGACGCCAGAGCAACGCCAGTCCAATGCACGTGTTGCCGAGCAACGCCAGACCCTGACCAACCTCGGTGAATACCTGGACCAGTTGGGCGTCAACCTCAACGAACTTGGCGATGACCAGGTGCTGAATATCCTGCGCGATCCCGAGTCTATCCAGGGCGTGCAACTGAACCAACAAGGGGTTACAAAGCAGCAGTTTTTGGATGGCGTACTTGCTGATTATCCTGGCTTGAAATTGGACTTGGCTGGAAATAGCCGAACCTTAACTCTTTCTCGCATTGTTGTGCCTGAAGGTAGTCGACAGGCTGGAACAGGTTCTGCGGTCATGCAGCGCTTGATTGATTGGGCGGACGCCAATCAGAAGGCCGTTGCTCTTACGCCATCTGCAGATTTTGGCGGCAACAAGAAGCGTCTAGGAGAATTCTACAAGCGCTTCGGTTTCGTCGAAAACAAGGGGAAAAACAAAGACTACGAAATTAGCGAGGCGATGTATCGTGAGCCTCGGTTAAACCAGACCGGCAGCGAGAAGCAGCCGCGCGGGTACATCGACTTCAACCAGCCACCACGCGGCGATCAGCGCAAGTTTCAGATCACCGTCACCGGGCGCCGCGACCTCTCCACATTGCTGCATGAGTTCGGCCACTTCTACCTTGAGGTGGTCGCCGACCTGGCCCTGGACGCTGACGCCAACCCGCAGATGGTCGCCGACGTGCAGGCCATACGCCAGTGGACCGGCGCCGCAGAGTCTGGCCCGTTTGAAGTGGCCCAGCATGAGCAGTTCGCGCGCGGCTTCGAAGCGTATTTGGCCGAGGGCAAGGCGCCCAACCCTGAACTGCAGGGCGCCTTCTCGCGGTTCAAGCGCTGGATCATTGCCATCTACAAGGACCTGCGCCGTCTGAACGTTGAGTTGACGCCGGAGATTCGCGGCGTCATGGATCGCATCGTGGCCACCGACCAGCAGATCCGTGATGCCGAGCTGGTAACCCAGGCTGTGCCGATGTTCGATACCGCCGAGAAAGCAGGTATGACGGAAGCTGAATTCCTGGCTTACCGCGAACAGGTCGAGCTGGCGCATGACGAGGCGCAGACCGCCGTTGAACAGCAGATCATTCGCGAGGAAGAACGCCGCCGTTCCAAGTGGTGGAGCGAGGAAAAGGCCAGGGTGACCGATGAAGTGTCCGAGGAATTGGACACCATTCCCGCCTACCAGGCGATGCGCGCCCTGCGCTCCGGCGTTCTTCCGGATGGCTCGCCCACCACCATGAAGCTGTCCACCTCCGAAATTCAAGAACAGTACGGGATCGAGGTACTGCGCAAGCTGTCGTTCATGCACGCCAAGCGCAACGGCGCTCCCATGGACGTGGTTGCCAGCGGCTTGGGCTTCACTTCTGGCGACGAGATGATCAAGGCCATGCTGAGCATGCCGCCGCGCGCCGAGTACCTGGCCAGCGAAGTGAACACCCGGATGGAGGAACGCCACGGGGCTAAGTCTACCGGCGAGGCTGCCGAGCGCGCCATGGACGCGGTGCACAACGAGAAGCACGGTGCGGTCCTGCTGCGTGAACTGAATGCCCTGGGCAAGCGCGGTAACCGCAACAACATCACCAGCCAGCAAGTCATGCGCATGGCAGCCGAGCGCATCATGCAAGAGCGCAAGGTGCGCAACATCCAGCCCTACGAGTACCAGCGCGCAGAGGGTACTGCCGGGCGCAAAGCATTCGAAGCCGCCGCGCGTGGTGATCTGGTTGCCGCCTACGAGGCCAAGCAGCAGCAACTGCTGAACTACCACCTGTGGCGCGAGGCCAAGAAGGCGCGCGAGAACATCGACATCATCGTTGACCGCATGGCCGGTTTCAACAAGACAAGCCGTCGCGAGAAGCTGGGCAAGGCCGGGCACGATTATCTGGACCAGATCGATGCAGTGATGGAGCAGTACGAGTTCCGCACCGTCAGCCTGCGCGACCTGGATCGCCGCAAGTCATTCGCCGGGTGGTATGCCGATCAGGTGGCTGCTGGCAATGATCCTGTTGTGCCGGAGTTCATCCTGAACAACTCGCGCAAGATCAACTACAAGGACCTGTCCCTGGCCCAACTGGACGAACTGGACGAGTTCGTGCAGAACGTCAATCACCTGGCAGGCCTGAAGAACAAACTGACCGCCAACAAGCGCATCCGCGACCTGAAGGAAGGGCAGGAGCTTCTGGCCAAGTCGGCATTCGACAACGTGGACAAGCTGCCTACCCGGCAGATCGTGGCCAATGCCCGATCACTGTCCGAAGTCACCATGGAATGGCTGAAGAAAGGGAACTCGTCCTTGCTCAAGATGGAGCAGGTCATCGAATGGCTGGACGGCGGCAACGCGAACGGTGCTTGGTCCACGCTGGTGTTCCAGCCACTGGCCGAGGCCCAGCACAACCGCGACCGCATGAACAAGGAAATCACCAAGCGCGTGGTTGACCTGACCAATCAGTGGTTCAAGGAACGCGGCAGCACCGTCGGCAAGATCTTCAAGGTGTCGAGCCTGGAGAAGCCGATGACCACCAACGGCATGCTGGCCGTGGCACTGAACACAGGGAACGCCAGCAACCACCAGAAGCTGCTGAAGGGCTACGGCTGGGAGCAGCACACAGTCGACGAGATCCTGAGCCACATGACCCAAGCAGACTGGCGCTATGTCGAGCAGATGTGGGAGACGGTCGAATCGCTGTGGCCGAGCATCGTCGATCTGGAGAAGCGCGTGAATGGGGTGGCGCCGCCGAAGATTGAAGGCCTAACCATCCAGACCCCATGGGGTGAAGTTAAGGGCGGCTACTGGCCACTGGTCTACGACCCTCTTTCGACCAAGTACGCCGATGTGGAGAAGTCGCTGGGTAGCCTGGCGCCGCTCAACGAATCCGGCACCGTCAAGGCTACGCCGCCGCGCGGGCATACGAAGGCCCGGGTGGATGGCTTCGCCGCGCCGATACTTCTGGACGTTGGCGTGATCGGCAACCACCTGCAGGGCGTAATCCACGACATCACCCACCGCGAGGCGCTGAACGATGCACACCGCCTGCTGAAGGGTGAGGCGCGCGAGGCGATGACCCAAACCGTCGGCCCCGAACTGGCCGCGCAATTCATCAACATGCTCGATGGCATCGCGTCGGACCAGGCCAGCGGTGACTCCAAGGCCATCAGCGCACTGTCGAAGGTCATGTCCACCCTGCGCAGCAACCAGGCGGCGGCATGGATGGGCTACTCGGTCACGACCGTGATGAACCAGTTGGGCGGCTACCCGCAGGCTCTGGACTACTTCGCGCAGAAGGGTGGGCGTAAGCACATGTATCGCGCGCTGGTGAAGTACTGGGGCAACCCGCTGGAGAATGGTCGCATGATCCGCGCCATGTCCGGCGAGATGGAGAACCGGGCGCTGAACCTTGATGCTTCGATCCGTGAGGCACAGCGCGATGTGATCCGCATGAAGGATGGCCGCTTTGTGCAAGACGCCTTTAAGGGCATGCTCAATGGCCGGGACGCCATGGTGAAGTACGCTTTCGTGCCGATTCAGGTTATGCAGAGCGTCGTGGACAACGTGGTCTGGATGGCCGGTTACGAGATGGAAGGCGGCGCGCTCAACCATGAGCAGGCTGTCGCTGGCGCCGACCGCGCGGTGCGCCTGACGCAAACGGCTGGCGGCGCGAAGGACATGGCCACCATCCAGCAGAGCAACATGGCCAAGCTGTTCATGCCGGTCTATGGCTATGCCTCGCTGCTGTGGAACCGCAACGTCGACATTGCCCGCGATGCCAGCCGTGCAATCAAGAACCGCAGCCCCAAGGATGTGCTGGTGGCTTTCGAGCGCTTCGTCTACCTGAACATCCTGCCAACCCTGCTGGCCGGTGCCATCAAAGGCGACCTGCCTGGCCAGGGCGATGATGACGATGACGACGAAACCTGGGCTGGCTGGCTGGCGGTGCAATCCCTGCTGGGCGTTTCTTCCGGCGTGCCGCTGGCGGGTACAATCGCGCAGGGCTTCTTCGGCGACTACGGTTATGCAGGGGCCTCCGCGATTGGCCAGGGCTTCGACGCCGCGATCAAGGCCAGCAACTCGGCAGAGGGCCAGACCATCACGACCCAGGCTGTCTCTGCCGTCGGCGCCTTCACCGGGCTACCGGCTTCGCAGATCAACCGATCGGTTCGCACAGGATTCATGGTGGAAGATGGGCAGATGGACGATTCAGCCCAGGCGATTATCAGGGGTGTGCTGTTCGGGCCACCATCCAACAAGTAACAGGAGCGCAACCAGTGACAGTAGAAAGCACGCTTGACCGGCAATACTTCGACGGGAACGGCCTCAACAAGACGTTCCCTTTCGATTTCTTTTTCTTCCAGAACCCACAGATCTACGTGTTCCTGATCTCTCCTGAAGGTCCCGATGGCTACCTTGGAGCCGTCACCGGTCTGACGGAAACCATCGACTACACGCTGACCGGCGCGCGCAACCCCTCAGGCGGCAAGGTGGTGCTGAACAATGCGCCACTGCCAGGCCAGCGTGTTCTGGTTCAGCGCATCCTGCCGCAGATCCAGCCAACCAGCTTTCGGAACCAAGGCGCGTTCCTGCCGCAGATTCATGAGGACTCTTTCGACCGATTGACCATGCTTGTCCAGCAGTCGCTGAGCGACTTGGGGAACACGATCAGAACTGACCGTACAGGCTTGCGCTGGGACTTCCAGGGCAAGCGCGGCATCAATGCGGCTGACCCAGTGAATAACACCGATGTGGCTACCAAGGGCTGGATAGGCAAGTACATCGATACGATCAGTGGCTTGGTCAACACCACGCTTGGCATCGCATACGACGCGGGCAACCTGTTCGATTATTTCCGCCTGGGCGTATCCCGTTCGGTGGACAACATTGCGGCCCTGCGAGGCTTGGCCACGACTCGAAACCAGCGGGCCTTTGTCTTCGGTTACTACGAGCGCGGCGACGGTGGTGGTGGCGCTTATTCGCTTGATCCTCTGGACACTACCAGCGCGGACAACGGTGGGACGGTCATCGTCAGCAATGACGGCGGACGCTGGAAATTGTCTCAATTGGGCAAGATCTCAGCGCGGCAGTTCGGCGCAAAAGGCGATGGCCTGAACGCCGACTCCGTACCTATTCAGAAGGCTGTCGATACTGGGCGTCTGGTCCACTGCCCGGCTGGCCGATACAACTTCATCGCTCCGGTGACCACCATTCAGGGTGGCGGCATCGAAGGCGATGGCGAGAAAACGCAGTTCGTGCGCAACTTCACCGGCGGCCAGATGATCCGCCACCCTGGCGGTAACCAGTTGGGCTCATCGATTATCCTGCGCGACTTCTGCATCACGAAGGCCCCGTCGATCACTGTTGCTCCTGGCGACACAGGCATTGATATCGGATATGCCGAAGCATGGGGCGGTCGTGGTGATATCGCCAATATCCTGATCATCTACCAGTGGGATGGCTTCAAGTGGTCGGGCGGCACAATGAACCCCATCAGCAACGTGCAGTGCCTGGAGGGCAAGGGCCATGGCTTCCTTGGCATCAATGCGCGTGGCGAGCTGATCGTCTGCTTGGCTCAGTACAACGCAGGGAATGGCTATTTCTTCTTCGCGAAAGACCAGAACGAAACAGGCGTTCAGTTGACCTCGACAGGCACCTTCGGCAACCAAGGTTGGGGCTACCTTTTCGACGCGGCGGCTGGCGTGATCGGCGCAAACATCTACATGAAGGGCGTCTCCTCCTCCACGGACGGCCTGGGCGGCATTGGCTACGTCAAGGAGTACCGCCAGATCTGGATGACTCAGATCCTGATTGAGAGCGCTGGCGATGCTTACGTTCCATACCCATCCTTTGTGAAGCATGATGATGCGCCTGGTTTGTACATGATCTCAGGCTGCAAGCAGATCGTGGGCAGCAACATCTTCATCCAGAACTGCCGTGGTGCCGGAGCCTATTTCGACTCTGTTTCCCGTGCGGCATTCTCCAACTTCATATCGATCGAGAATGGTAAGGGTGGGCTCGGCGGAAACAATGCCGTGGGTGTCAGTTTTGGCGCCAACAACCTTGACCTGAAAATCACGAACCTGATTGCTGATTTCGGCGTCACGCAGACCACGGATATCTCCTTCGGCGCAAACAACCAGGTGACCCTGGAGTCGCCAACCTTCCGCACCTACAGCGGTGGCGGTAATGGCGTACGGGTGACCGGGGCATACACAAGCGCCACAAAATCCCTGTCGTCTGCAAATCCACTGAACATTCCCTTCTACGGTGATTTGTTCTTGGTTTCAGGAACTACTGGGTTCAACACAATTCCGGCATCCTACGACGGCAGGAGAATCACCCTCCGGTTCGACGCGAACCTGACGGTTTTCAATGACGGCAATATCAAGCTTCTGTCCAACGCATCGGTTGGCCCAGGATCTACACTCAGCCTCATATGCGACGGTATCAACTGGTACCGCACATCGACCAACTAAAGGGCATCGAAATGAACAACGCACGACTCAAGAAGCAGTTGGAAACCGACGAAGGCCGCAAGAAAAATATCTACGTCGACACGGTGGGCAAGGTAACCGGTGGCATTGGCCGCAACCTTACCGATCGTGGCTTCAGCGATGACGAAATCGATCTGATGTATGCCAACGATGTGCGCCTGGCCGAGAAGGATGCGCGCTCGCTGGTTCCAGGGTTCGACCAACTGGATGATGTGCGCCAGGAGGTGCTGGTGAATATGTCGCTGAACCTTGGCTACAGCCGCCTGGCCGGGTTCAAGCGTTTCCTGGCTGCCGTCAACTCGTCGCGCTTCGCCGATGCGGCAGCGGAGATGCAGGACTCGAAGTGGTTCGGCCAGGTCGGCCAGCGCGGTGTGCGGCTGCGTGATGCCATGCGCACAGGGGCATTTAAATGAACTGGTCTGATATTGGCCGGGTGATTGGCGGCGCGGCGCCAGTGCTGGGCACGCTCCTGGGTGGCCCGGCTGGCGGTGCGGTGGGCGGCCTGATCGCGGCAGCGCTGGGCACGCCGAGCAACCCGGATGCTGTCAATGCAGCGCTGACCAACAACCCTGACGCCATCGTGCGTATTCAGGAGCTGCAGGTGAATGCCCGCGTGCAGCTCGAGCAGCTGGCGGTCACTGCCGAGATGAACCGTATGCAGGCCGAGGGCGCGCAGTACGCTGCCGAGGCTGCAGACCGGGACAGCGCGCGCAAGCTGGCGGCAGTTCAGCCCAACGACTTAATCCGGCCGTTGATAGCTGCCGTGCTGTTGCTGGGCTCCCTGTTCATCATCTACAGCATCATGAGCGGGTGGGCCATTGACGTGATCACCAATAGTACGGCAGCCCTCACCGTGGGTACGGTTATGGGGACTTGGTTCATGCTCACGAAAGAGGTCATGGGTTTTTACTTCGGGACAACCAAGGATTCACAAAAGCAATCTGCCGCGATCACCGATTTTGCAATGACACCTGGCACGGTATCAGCAGAGAAGAGCAACAAGCAGTAAGCGAATGGGCGGTCATGGAGATCGCCCAGTTTTTATGGAGAGGCAAAAATGATACCTGACATCACTCCACCGGTAGGCGTGTGGTTCGACTTCTACGCACTGACCGGTTTCGCAGTTGGCACACGTCTGTTGATCCAGAACAAGGGCGGCGGTAAGGCCATGATTTGGGAGGGTGCGGCGCCCCCGTCAGGCACCAGCGAGGCTCTGGCCAGTGGCGTCGAGTTGACCAGCCGTGGCGCCGCTGCTAAGACCACGCCGGGTATTGCCGGGTGCTGGGGCATCTGCTGGGAAACCAGCTTCAAGTCCAACGGCAGGTTCAGCGTGCAGGAGTACACGTCGTGATCATTCCAGCCGAGATGCAGGAGGACAGCGTATCCCCCGAGCAGATGCAGCAGATGATCGCCATGATGACCCCGCAGTCGGTCGAGTTCACACCCACCGAGGGCCAAGCTATTGTCGCGCCCAGCACCAAGCAGGAGATCATTGCCAACCTGTACCCGGCTGCCGATCTCAACTCGATCACCTTCCGCCTGCCGCCAGACAATGCCAGCCGCGTCGGGCAGCGGGTGTTCGTGCGCAGCTCCAGGCAAATCACGGAATGCACATTCCTGGGCGACACCACCGTAGATAACGCATCGGTCATGTTCGTGGCCGGTGACAGCGTTGTATTCATCAAGGCATCACCCACCATCTGGTCGAGGGTCGTATGAAAAAGATATTGGCATGGGCGTTTGCCCTGATCCCCGCTCTGGGCATGGCGGCAGGCAATGACCTGTTCATCAACCAGCGCAATGCTGCCGACACTGGAACGCTGACACGGCTCGTCACCAAGCCTGCGGGCACCACCAATGGCGTGTTCGGCTACAACGGTGCGACTCAGCTGCCCGTGTTCTTCGGCTTCGGCCAGAACATCCAGTTGGTCGACGGCGTTCTTAATGTGCCGCTGACTGTTGGTCCTGCAGGGCCTGCAGGTGCTGATGGTGCCCCGGGCACGGCTAGCACCGTTCCAGGCCCGCAAGGCCCGGCTGGCTTGAATGGAACCCCGGGCACGAAAGGCGATAAGGGTGACACAGGCGCTACTGGCCCTGCCGGTGCCGCCAGTACCGTACCCGGCCCAGCAGGCCCTCAAGGACCGGCAGGCCCCGGCAGTACATGGGCTACCCTGTCTGGCATTCCGGCCACCTTCCCGCCATCCGCACACAACCAGGCGTGGTCGACCATCACCGCAACGCCCACCACCCTGGCGGGATATGGCATCACGGACGGGGTAACCCCTGCGGCGCTGGGTTCATACGCCACAACATCGGCGCTCACCTCGGGCCTGGCGGGCAAGTTCAGCACGCCGACCGGTACCACCTCGCAGTACATTCGTGGCGATGGATCGCTGGCCACCCTGCCGGTGGCGCGCCGCATCGAGACTTACGCGGGCACAACCAATGCCCAGGGCCAGGTCACGGTGACGTATTCCACCGCCTTCTCAGTGCCACCTGTTGTGCAGCCACCCGCACCAGCCGTCGCCAACCAGGTGTGGACCACCGTCAGTAGCACAACAACAGGCTTCACTTTGCAGCTGAACCAGCGTAATAGCATCAACCTACTGAACGCCGATGTTCTGCTGGGGGCAACCGTCCCGGTCGTCGGCACAGCGGCTCAGTTTCTCGTCGTCTCGCAATAATCAATAGGGCGCATTCCGCGCCCGAACTCAGAGGGCAACACCATGGCTTCGTACAATGCACAGAAGATCTTCAACTGGGACCGTCCAGAATCGCCAGCAGTGGTAACCGTGGCCATCACCTCCGGCACCGTGGCGGTGGAGAAGCCAGCAGGCGCGACCTGGGTTGTGGCCTACACCTTCTCTGCCAGCGGCTCGCAATCCCTGTGGCTGGGCCGTGGCCGCTTCCGCGTGACCCCAAGCGCGACCGCTGTGTATGAGGTGGACTGATGACCATCACAGCAGGCGCCGGGCTTGCTTCCGGTAACGGCTTGATTGCCGCCATCCAGGGGGTGATCGCCGACGGCGTGAACCCCCCTCCTCAATGGCCGCGTCTCTTTGATCGCGGCATCAACATTTCCGGCATGGAGTACAGCGAGAAGATTTACCCGGGCGTGGAGGGCACCAACTACTTCGCGCCACAGGAGGCAGACTTTGCCTACCTGAGCCGAAAAGGTTTCACCCTGGCTCGGATACCCTTCTTGTGGGAGCGGGCGCAGCCGACGCTGAATGGAGCGCTGGCGCCCATCTTCCTCCAGCACATGGACTTCTGTGTGGCCATGGGTAAGAAGTACCGCATCCGGCTGGTGCCCGACATGCACAACTACGGCGGGCGCTACGTCGATCCGTCGGTCACCACTGGCGAGCGCGTGAAGATCGGCACGGCCACATTGACCGTGGCGCACTTCGCTGACTTCTGGAGCAAGTTCGCCGCGCGGTACAAGAACGAGCCCTACATGTACGGCTACGACTTGATGAACGAGCCGGTGAACATGCCGGTGGAATGCAGCGCGCTGACCTACAACCCGTTCCGCACGGGCACCCAGTACCAGTTGATCCCGAACTACAAGTTCGCGCTCGACCTGTCTGGCTGGTCTGCCAACGCCACCTACACCCGCAAGACGGACCCAGCGGTGAATGGTGGCCTGCCCTTCGTGGAGTACAACGGCGCGGCGGACTTCGACAACTTCACCACCAGCAACGACGCGACCTCGGGTATCGACGTTGATCCGTCGAGTACCTACACAGTCAGCGGCACCAGCACTGCCAGCTTCACCGGCAACTTCCCGCAGGTTCAGGCGAACACTGGGCCGGACGATGGCGCAGGACATGCCTTCCCCGGCACCACCCTGGGCTCCTACCGGTTCGTTGCGGCGGCAACCGAAACACGCTGGTCGTTCCAGTTCACCACTGCGGCAGACACGAAGAAGGTCTGGCTTCGCTTCGCTGGTCTGGGTGGCACTGGTCGCCTGCGGCTGATGAGCCTGAACCTGACCAAGGATGCCACAGTTCAGCCGTACCGCGACTTCGCCTACAACGGGAAGCAGGCCACCACCAGCGTGATGAACCAGGCGGCAATAACGGCGATCCGTGCTCAGGACAGCAACGTGCGCATCGTCATGGAGAACGACAAATACGCCGGCCTGCACCAGTTCACGGCGAACTTCGGCGGAGACCCTGATGTGTGGTGGAACGATTCGGCTGGCAAGACCATGCCGTCGTTCCACTACTACCAGGACCCTGAGCACCGCGGGATCTACGAGGCAGCCAACGAGCAGTGGACGCAAGCCACACGCGACCGTCTGCGCGGCGAAGTGCTTCCGGCATTGCAGTGGTGTCAGCGCAAGGGGTTCCAGCCGTTCATGGGCGAATACGGGGTGCCGAGCCGCAACGATTCCAGCGGCATCAACTACCGCACCGACCTGAACACGCTGATGGGGATCTTCGACGAGTTCAACGTCGCGGGCACCTACTACGCCATGGGCCGAAACTACACCTCGGAGATTAGCATTCAGCCCGAGTCCAACTACACGGTCGACAAGTCACAGATGCCGATCCTTCTCGCTCACTTGAGCAAATGAACAAAGGGGCCATTGCGGCCCCTTTTTTATTTCACATCCAGGTACTCAGTCGGAGAGCACCAGATTCGATACTGCCGCCCCGGTGCCGCGCTCAGCGTCTGGTCGTACATCTTGGCGTGCATCCAGCAGTCCTCCCACTCGCGGGCCTGGTACGCCTTCACCATTGAGCAATCCCCGCTCAGGTTGGCTTCGGTGCAGAACAAGATCCAGACGAAGTAGATCATGGCTGCTCACCAGTGGCACGGGCGATGGCCGCATCAACCACCGCCAGTTCCCCGGTAAAGTTTGCCAGCTCAAGCGCGCGCCTGCAGTCAATCAGCGCTTCCAGCATATCCGGCGCGGCGGCGATCAGGCGGGCGTTGGCCAGGCATTGATCGCGACCAACATTGAGGCTACACAGGGTGATATGTCGGCCAATCTCCAGGTTGTTCACGCTTCCCTGGAGATGGGTCTCGTCTACAACCCAAGGCCCAGGCGTGTGCTTGTTCATACGTTCTTCCTCCGCTCAACCCCATACTGGCGATGCACGCTCAGCAGGAACATGAAACCACTGGGGACCAAGATCACCCGCCACTGGGGCGAGGTCAGGCGCTGCATCAATTCGCTGAAGGTGTAGGACATGGCTTCTCTCCATCCGCGCAGCCGGGGCTGGCAAGGAATGCAGAGTTATCGTTGCGCAAATCTTCAAGCTGGGAAGCGGCGATGCCTCCTGCGAACATATTGCCCCAGCGATTTAGCAGCTTTTCCGCTCCGTCCAGGCGCTGCTTGAGACCCTTCAGCTCCTCAAAATATTTGACGAATTCTTCATCAGGGATAAGGACCTGAGAGGGTATACCGGTCGCATCAAGCAGGCGCTTTGCCCACATGCAATGCACCCGGTCTAAGGTCTTGAAGCCTTGCTCGATAAGGCGATCTTTGCTTTCGATCTTGACACGCAACTCCGCCTCCCGCGCCAACCCTTCATCGCGCTGCTTGCGCAGGTCGATAGCGTTCTGGCCATACGCCTCCTTGTCAGCAACCGCCGATGCCAGGTCGGCAGCAAGGGCGCTATGGTCGTCCCAATGGACCCATTGACCGGATACCGAAGCAAACATCGGGCTTGTACCT